TATTATCTTGTATTTCTGATATATCTCCAGCATTCCAGACTTTACCATCTAAGATAAGACCTTCCCATTGAGTAGTGGTATAATGTTGAAATCCTTCAATAGGTGTTTTTAATATACCAAGTTCATCAAAAGCTATATTTGTTGCTTCTGTTATATTTTTAATATCTTCTTGTTCAATAGACCAATAAAATATTGTCTCATCATCTTGGTATGCTAAATAGAACTTATTGCCTACTTGTATTAAAGTAGTACCTTGAGGTCCATAATTTATCTTATATTCTCCGTTACTCATTTACTTAATCCTTTTAAATAATCATAGCTTGGTTTTTCAGCATTCTCTGTATATCTATCCATTACTTTAGCATATGGTACACCTAATTGTGGAAACCATGTTTGCCACCCACCTTCCATAAATTTAGTATCTTCTGTTGGTAATTCATCTTCATATTTTTTTAATAAGTATTCATCAATCCAATAACTAGGAGAAGCTTTAACTATAGTACTCATTGCTGCACCACCCATTTCTATAGCTTGTATTAAAGCTCTTTCAGGTATTTGTTCTCTAATTTTCTTTGTAGGTACAACTTCTCTACCAGCTGATAAATTCATAACTGAAGGTCCCATTGTTCCAGCTGCCATTGCACCACCAGCTCCAGCTATTGCATAAAGTAATCCTCCTACAATACTTGCACCAAATACTTGTAATTCATATTTTATCCAAGGTTTAACTGCACCTTTCCATTTAGTGACTGATAATACATCTTCTACTAATTGTTCTAAAGGAACTACAGCATATCCAGGAACACTACTAAACATACGTTTTAAAGTACCTTTAGGAACATTTGTTTGAGTTTCTATTATTTCATCTGGTACATCTACTTTTGCTGCACCTAATGAACCTGGTTGAAATGTAGGTACTTTCTTATCTAAACCTTTTCTAATTACATCTAATTGTTTTTTTTGTTCATCAGTAATATTAGGTATTTCTTCACCACGTAACCAAGCTTTATATAGCTTTTCAGTTTCATCTAAATTTTTAGTTGTAACAATTTGATTACCTCCAGAACTCTGATGTCCAAAAGGATTACCCATTAGTTTTGATGAAGGTGTATCTTTAAAATGTCTTGCCATTATAAAATCCGCATCTCTTGGATTATCAACCATTATTATTTCTTTATCTGGCTGTGTTTCTTCCATAAATTCAATAAACCAATTAGCATGAGTTCTACCTGGTTCTTCAGGTTTAAATGGATAAAATATTTTAATTTTAGATTTAGATGTTCCACCTTTTAAAGCATCTAATTGTTCTTGTAAATAAGCAAAAGTTTTAGGTGCTCTATTTTTTAGACTAGCTAAACCTGTACCAATACCATCTTCAGGTAATACAATAGGTCTACCATCTGCTTTAATAGCTGCTATATCTTCATCTATTATTTTTTTATTAGCTTCAAATTCATCATCAGTAAAGAAAGCATTCTCTCCCATACTAGGAGCTTTCTTAGTAGCTATACCTAAAGCATTAGGTTCATCACGTATAATAGATTGATTCTTTTTACCTATACGTTCTAGGTTATCTCCATAGATATATATTTTATCTGGATTAGCTCTAACATCTTCAACAGTATATCTTTTAACTGTTTCAACTTTAACTTCAGGAGTTATATTTCTAAACTCTTCTCTAAGTTCCTCAAGCATTTGAGGAAACCATTCTTTCCATACTGTTTTATCTTGTGTATGTGATAAAGGTCTATTACCTGTTTTTAATAATAAATCTACTTGTTCAGGATTTTGATTTAACATTTCTCTATACATATTTTTCATTAAAGCTTTATTAGTATTTTTATCTACACCCATAGTTCCTTGTGATGGTCTTTTAGAATTAGGTGCATTTAAAAATGCTCTATAAGCTGGTTCATCAAACTTACCTGCTTTATTAGATTGATAAGCATGTTCCATACTTCTATACTCTCTACCTTCCCATTCAAAACCAGGTGTTATAGGATTAGATAAATATTGAAATCCATGTGTTTCTGTTGAATATATATTTAAAGGTTCAATAGATGTATCAGGAACAGCTTCAGTAACTTCACCAGCTAAAGCTCTAGCTTTATTAGCTTCTACTCTTTGTCTAACTTTTTCTTTTCTAGCAGCACGTTCAAGTTTCTCATCAGGGTCCCAATCTCTAGGCTGCATATTTTTGTGTAATTCTACAATGCTTTGGTTAAGTACTCCAAGACTCATTAATTATCGTCCTAATAGGAATTTCATATACTCATTTTGTGTATCAGATATATCTTGTGCTTCTTGAGAGAACTCTGATGCAGCTTGTGCTTCATCTCTTAATTCATCTGCAGCTGCAGCTATAGGATTTTCTACCATAAATTCTGGTTTAAGTTCACCTTCAGGTATATCTATCTTTACATACCCACCGTAGTCTTCTCTAAGACCACCTCCAACACCTTCTTGTTCCATTCTAAAATATCTCATTACTTCATTATTTCTAATGGATTCATCTTGTGCTATTAAAGCTTTAACATAAGGAGACCAGTCTGTAAAAATACCATCTACAATTTCTGCTTTCTTTTTATCACTCATTTTTTCATTATAAAGTGAGTAATATAAATCTTCGAAATCATTTTCTAATACGCTTTTTACTGGTGTTCTACCGGTAGTAGCTCTAATTTCTTTAGCTCTTTCTAAATTAAACTTTCTTTGTTCTGTATCTTTAGCAGTTGTTCTAACATCAAGAAAATCTACTAAAGCATTGGAAAAGATTTCTTTACTTATAATTAAATCATCATTAATACCTGTACCTATATCTACCCCACCAAAAAAAGCATTGATATCTTTAAATATTCTTGCATTAGAAGACTTCTGTGTTTCAAGTTTTGTTTTAAAGTTACTTCTTTCAGGAGAACCTTCATACCATTTTTCATATTCCTGTCCAACATAATTTAATATTTCCCAAATTAATTCATTTGTAGTTGTTCCAGCATTACCATTAATTTCATTACCTAAATCTTCTTCATCTATATATCCAGATTCTATTGCAGCATCTTGAATAGCTTTAAAATCTAATTGTGTTAACGATGATATGAATGTATGTTCAAAGTTAGGGTCAGGAAATAAATCAAACAATTTAGCATCTACTTCAACAGTTTTATAAGTCCCTTCTTCGTTAATAACAGGAGCACCATCTTTATCTTTTACTAATATAGTTCTTTTATCTGTACCACCTCCATACATTGAAGGGTCAACGGTTAAACCCTGGTTTCCTTGGGCATCATTTCTTCTTGATTCAATATTTTTAAAATAATCTAAAACAACACTAGATTCTGCATTTCCTGATACTAAATAACCAAAAGATGTATATTCTGCATCTGTCCATCCATAGTTTCCATAATTATTAGCTAAGTCAGTAAAGCTAAAATTATCGTCTCCAACTATTTCTTTAATCTCATCAATTATATCTTCGTACATTATCTCGTACCTTCCATTCTTCTCCTGGCTTCTAACATGCTATTATAATCCATTATTTCTGAATCACTTTCCCATAATCTAATTATTATATTCATATAAACATTCCAGAAATCAGGATGTTCAGAGATAATACCATAAGCTCCTTGTGCAACTCTAGCTCTAATAGTTAATGCAACAGGGTCTTTTGAATTTCTCCACCATGTTTTACTACCAGTACCTGATGATATCATAGATTGTTCTATTGCTGGTTTCCATAACTCATCATAAAACTCTGCAAATCCTGCACCTGCACTTGTAGATAAAGCCCACTTATCATTTAGCCATTTAGTTTCCATTTCTTGAAATTTAATTGCAGCAGATGTAGGTTCTGTAATACCATAATTAGATTGGAATCCTGGATGTTTATCAGTAAGAATTGCTCTTGCTTGTTCTTTTAAAGCTCTCTTCTGTTTAGATGTTAAAGGAGCATTTTCTACTTGTTCACTAAATCTTTGATATTTAAACCAACCAACAGTATCGTTAGCACCTAATAAATATTTTTCAGGGTTCTTAGTAACTTCTTGAATCATGTCATTATAACTTCTATCAGCTTGAGGATTATCAGGATTTAAATAATGAAATGTTGTAGGGAAGTTATCTATCTTATCTCTATTTTCTCTAACCCATTGTCTATTAGATTCATCATATCCTTTACTAAATCCAGATTTCTCTCTCTTACTTGTAGTTAAAAATCCATGGTCTATACCAAATTTATTATAAAATTCTTGAGCAGCTTTAGTATGGTCTCCATAATATTTATCATTTAATAAATCTAAATACTCTTGTGTTAATACAGCAGTACTCCACCATTTACCTGATTTATCTTTTACAGCACTTCTTAAAGCAGCACCTGTTATAGTTCCAAATTGTGTAATTGTTCTATACATAAACAAATGTCTTGCTTTATGAACAGCCATCTTCATTAATGCTCTATCTACGATATCTTGTGTTAATCTTCCATCTACGTGAACATTACCATCTCCATCTCTTGCAGGTAAAATATCTCTACTACCATTCCAGTCTGTATAAATATTTCTGATATATTTATCTAACTCTCCAGTTTTAAGTATTCTTTCTTCTTCATGTCCTTCTTTCCACATATTCCAGACTTCTATACTTGTCTCTGCTCTCATTGAATTTAGATGATTAGTCATATCCCAGTTAACAAAATTGTTATCTTCATCTACATATCCTCTGTAATCAAATGCTTCTCCAAGCCAAGTCTCACTTGTTGTTTCTTTAAATAAAGAAACAGGGTCTCCAACAACTCTTGCTTTAGTTATCCAAGGAGATTTACCACCAAGTAACGCATCTTGTAAATCTTCTGGTGGTGGAAATGTTTCAAAAAAGAAATCATTTAATTCATCTTGTACAGTTGCAAATCTGTCTGTATCAAACAAATGTTTCATACCATAAGAAACTAAAGGACTTGTAGATGGGAATGCCTGTTGTGCAACCATGTTAACACCACTTAAATAGTTTACACCTACCATATTAGCTGCAGCATCATCACCAAATATATAATCCCACGGTTGAAAAGCACGAACAAATATTTCTTCTCCTGATACAGGGTCTTCACCTACACGACCATGTCCTTGGTATAAATAATTACCTCCTATAGACCTGACTCCTTTGTAAGCAACATTTGCTTGTCTAAAGAAATAAGGATTTTGCATTGATAATTTACCCCATCTTTTTGCAATCTCAAAGAATATTTCAGGGAATGGGAATATGTTTCTAGTAATATCAGATAATCTATGTCTTTGTCTTGTGTCGTATAATAAATCTTTCATATTAGCTACTGCATAAGCTGAAGCTGCATCACTTGTAGGTTTATAATTATCAATACTTCCACTCTTAAGAGCAGCAATTCCTTTTAGTGCCTTAATTTCACTTTTAGGTACAGCTGCTTCTATAGCTTCATCAATGTATTGTTTTTGTAATCTAGGAGTGTAATCTTCAAAATTTGATTTTAAGTATAAATATCTAAATTGTTTAAATACTGGAGACCTATTAGCTACTCTTAATGGCTTTGTTAGTACCCATTCAAAAGCAGTACTTAAAGCATCATCCCAACGTTCTGCTACTCTATCTGCTTTTCCTTTTGCAGGAAAATCTTCAACAACAACTTTTCCAAAATTATATAGTTTTACATCACCTTGAGTCAATCCTCTAGTATCTAGAGTTTCAGTTAATTCTTTTATATGACTTTTTAATGTTTTTAAATCTTTAAATGTAAAAGGAGCTGTTGGGTCTTGCCAAGACATTAACTTAACTTTTGCTCCACCTTCAGTTATATATTCACTTGCAGGGTTCCATATAGCTTCTCTTAAAGCTGTAGAGCCAGCAAATTCATCACTATGGTCAAACCAATATTCTTTTATTCTATGAGCAGGTATTCCAATATTATCTGCATTTGTTCCATAATGTTTATCAGGAATTAACTTCATACCTGTTCTAGCTCTTATTTCATATTCTTGTAAAGCTAGATACTCTAACCAGTTCTTTTGTTCTCTTATAGAATGTTTTCCTAAAAACTGATTACCAGTTGCATCTATTAAATCTTCTTTCATTTTTAATGCTTCAGGAGTTGTTGACCATTCAAATAACTCATCTCCCCATCCACGTTTAGCTACTTCTCTACTTATTGGATTATTACGTAATTTATAAAATTGAAATATATATCCATCCATAGCTGCAGCATCATCAGCATCAACTACAACATATTTAATATCTGTTTTATTAAAAGCTTTTCTATAATTTAAACCATTAATTTGGAATGTAGCAGCAATAGCTTCATGGTAATAATAAGATTCCATTACTTCATTAACATCTTTTCCTTCATCCCATATTTTATTTAACGTTGTTTTAATGATATGTTTTTTAGGTAACTGTCCGTAAGCAAATATCCATTCCATATATTTTTTTGGATTAAACATACTTGTTAATTTAGGATGAGCCAATATTGCTAATTGCTCTTCAAATAAAACTCTTTGTGTTAATGCAAATTTAAGAATAGATTTTGGTTTGAAATATTCATTCATCCAATAATCTAATAACATAGTTACCATATCTTCTTCTATTTTTCTAGTAGGTATCTTAAGATATCTCATTCCATATTCATCTATTGTTTCTCGAATATATGTTGTTAATCTTTTATTAAATCTTATACCACCTTCTATATCAGGTACTTCGTCAAACCATCTACCTAAAGTTCTATTTACTTCTCTCATATTAAAAAGAGGAGTTCCTTGATTTGCAGCTTCTGTTAATTTAGTTAAAGAAGGAAGAAATGCATATTCTCCTGATGCTTCATCATATACTCTTGGTGACCATTTAGTAGGAATTACATTCCCATCTGGGTCATTTGCATAGTTTCTAATCTTTGTAAGAGTATCAAATAATTTATCATATGATTTTTCAAGAACTTTTTTTCTTTTATCTCCTAGTACACCTTTTTTCTGTCCCACTAAACCTATAGTTGCTTTAGCTAGTTGTCTTCCAAATTCATCAGCACTAACTTGATTCCAGTCACCTATATTTGTAAATTCATCTAATATTAAATCTGCCTTCTTAGTAGTAAAACCAACAGCATCTAAATAATTTCCTAAAGTTTTCCAAGCTTCTTCTCTACGTAAATGATTTAACATTCGGTCTGGAGTAAGAGCAAACATTTTATTCCACATAGGACTCATTCCTTCTGTAAATTCTGAATAGAATCCTAAGTTTTTACCAAGATACTTTTCTCCTGTTTCTGCCCATCTTGTAAATTCTGCTTGACTTATAGCTTTTGTTCCATCTAGTAACTTAGGATTTATAACTTTAATAGCTGACGATTTTAAAGTTCTATAACCACTTCTAATTGTATTATCAGTTAAACGCATTGTTCTATTAGCAGCTCTTCCCATAAGAGAACCAACAGATGGTATAGCTGAAGGCTTACCAGTTATTGCTTCTCTTGCGGCATTTATTAAACCAGCTTGTGATTTTGGTATAGAATCTAATTGAAACTTTCTATCCATTCCTTTGTAACGAACACCTTCATCAAAAACTCGAAGCATAAATTTCTCCATAGCTTCTTCAGATTTAATATCTCTTATTGTCTTTTGAACTTGTTCAGGAAAATCTTTAGTCCAACCATTTCTTCTTATAGAACTCATAGATGTGTTTGCAGTCATTTCAGATAGTTTTCCACTATGTTTTAATTTACTAACTAATGTAGTAGGAGTATTACTTAACCAGCCAGGTAACCTACCTAAAATACCCCATTCTTTTTTTAATTTATAAGTTTCTTTTGCAGCAACAGTTAAAGTTTCTTGTACATCTTTATGTAATTTCTTATTAGGGATAGTATTTAAATCAATATCTTTAAGTGCATCTTCACCTTTTTTAAGTTTTACACCAGTAAAAGGATTATTTGTTTTAGCATATGTTTCAATAATTTCATTTCTTTTAACTGGAGTATATAAATCATTTTCAAATTTAAGTAATTTATTTGCATGGCTAGTTAACTTACCAGCTTTCTTAGCCATTCTAACTAATCCTCCACCAAGAAGTTCAGGTATTATTCTTTCTGAACCATCAATAAATCCAGAAAGTTTATTATATTGTTCTGTTCCTACTTGATGTTTTAAAGAAGCTTGATATCTACCAGATGAGTAAGGTATCATTATTCCTAATTTTTCATTAATATTCTTTTGATGATTCTCTGAATATTGTTGTGCAGCTTCAGGACTCCAAATGAATCTTCTACCAGCAAATGCTTCTATTTGATTAGGTTTTTGAATAGATGTCCAATTTATTTCACTACCTTCATCTGGTTTCTTAATTGGAGTACCAACCTGTGAATAATATATACCAGCTGCTTGTTCTTCTGAATATCCCATTTTTACTAACTCTGCAACTTCAGGAGAGTTTTCAGCTAATAAACTTTCAACACGAACAATATTATCTCTATTGTAATTTATTGGAGCACCTTTTTGTAATTGATTAATCATTTCATATAAGTAAGGTTCTCCACCTAATTTTTTAGCTTCTCCAGCAAACTTAATCCATTGTCTAGTTTCTTCAAGCCAATTCTCTTTTCTACCAATTCCTTCAACTTTTGTTAAATCTAAGTTGATTGGAATAAATTCTTGTGCATAAGCTTTAGTAGTACCAGTTTCTACGAATCTATCATAAGCATTCATTTGTTGTGCGTATGCCCACACTCTTCCATTGAATAAAGCTTTGTTTTCTTTTAATGCTAAATTAAGTACAGGTACTTCCATTACAGCTTTTTTCCAAGTAGGAAGTGCATCATACTCTTCACTGCCAGGAGTCTGTTCTCCAGTTTCTAAATCAATACCTGGTTTTTCTATTGATGAACGATAAGAAGGAGACCACTTAACTAAAATTTCGCTTCCTGCATCTAATGCTGCTATAGCCCACAAAGATGTTTGAGTTCTACCTAACTTTGCTGCCTTGTCTTCTCTATATAAAGATTGAATAGTTCCACCAATTCCAAAGAGAAGGTCAACATAATTCATAGTCATATCATCTGCGTAGTCTTTATTTTTATATTGTTCAGATACTACTTGCCAATCATTAGCAGCTTGTGTACACCATTCTTTTGTATATAGTTCACATAAGTCTTGCATTGATTTTGAATCCACATGAACTTTAGATGCAGCTGCTTCAAATATTAATTCAGGTGGCATAATTGCATATCTTTCAGATATATCAAATACACGTTGTTCAAAATCTGGATTTGAATCCAAATAACTTTCTGCTTGTTGATAACGTAACTTAGTACGTTGAGCTTGATTAGCTAATGCCTGTTCTTCTAATGCTGTAAAAAACATTATACCGGAGGGTCAGTAAGTCTTTGTGATTCTCTAGTATTTATTAATTGTTCTACTATAGGATTTCCTTGATTACGTCCTCTCATAACATTTAATAAAATATCCACATCATCTTCTATTTGAGGACTTAATGCTTCTAGACCAACTCCTTCACCAAAAGCTCCTCCAGCAGTTGCAGCTTCTCCATCTCTATCACTAGGTGCAAATACTTCTACTCTTGGTCCTCTAGTACTTCCTCCATTTGCTTGTAGATTCTGAGCTACCGGTAATGGTGCTGCTTGTTGTGCTTCAAAAAAAGCTTTATTTTCTCCATAAGCAGCATCAGGTAATCTTCTTAATGGTTGAGTTTTACTAGCAGGTCCACCACCTGTTTTGTTTTCTTTGCCTTTTTCTCCAGGTCCAGCTGCTGGTACTGGTGCTGGTTTTCTAGCTTCCCTGAATCCGCCTCTTCTATCCTTCGTCATAATTGTCTACTTCGTTTGTAAATAAAATAATAACTCCTGGTCTAGGATGTATAATTTGTACAACATTTTCAGATAGTATATCTATTTCATCTGAAACACCGTATTCGTTATAAACCATTTCCCAGAACTCGCTTTCGTAATATTCATTCATCTTAAGCTCCAAATGCCTGTGCCATTGTTGGGACTCCACCTTGACCTCCTTGTTGTTGCATCATTTGTTGTTGTATCATAGCTTCTTCTTCAGGAGTCATCTGTGGCTCCTGTGGAGTATAAAACTGTCTCATTATCTCTGTAATCTCATTTGGGAACTCATAAATAGCAATAGCTGCCATTGTTGCTGCTGGGTCTCCTTGTGCAGACCTAGCAAGTATAGAATCAAATAAGACTGATTCAGCTTTATTCTTCCTTATTCTTTCTTGTACCTTAGCTATATTTTCTAAACCATCAATATTGTCTTGTAGAGTTTCTACGTCTATAACACCTGCTTGTAATAATTGCAAGCCAGTGACAATTTTTTGTGGTTCATCAAATCCAGCCATTACTCCATAGATACGTCTTGTAGTGAAATTACCC